TTATGTGTCCAAGGTCAATCTGGTCTAACCTACCCCAAACGTCGCCATCCTTTATTATATAGCTAGGTCCACCTGAGTATTCTCTGAGTCTCCATCCGTAGTATTCTACGATGTCTTCTCCTTTCGCAACGAAAGGAAGTTTTGATATACAATATACCTGGAACGCACTTCCTTCCAACATAAGTGTGTCTATGTCCTCTATCTCATCTCTTTCTTTCATCTCGTCTGGACAATCGTGTGGTGCATAATAGGTTTTATAACCGGCCTCGTCTGCAAGGTTATCTAGTGCGTAGAGTATTTCAGAAGGTGACTGTTCGCTATACTCCCAGTTTGTGAAGGTTATTTCTAACACTACGTTATTTTCGCCTGGTAGTAGAACATCGGTCATCTCAATTTTTTCTACGTGTGTAAGGAAACTTTCAATTGTTATTTCCCATCCCTGATCCGTCATTTCGACTAGGTACTCTCTGAGTAGGTCTTGATCTATCGCGGAAGCATTCGGATCTGTTGGTGCCTCAGGATCTGGTTGTTCGTGTGGTACGATATCTGGGAAGAGCGACATTTGTAATCCTTTCTTCGCTTCGTTTATAAAGTCTGTATATCTTTTTAATTTCATATTATTAAAAATGTTTTGAGATTATATGATCAATCGCATTTATCTCTTTATTATAGTTTTTTATCTCTAAATCGTCGTTTGATTTATCTCTAAGTTCTTTGAATCTAAATCTCGAATCTAAAAGATCATTAATATCACCTGGTTGGAATTTATTAATTACGTAATTTTTATATGTTTCTGTTCGTATGAATTCGGATTCTTTAAATCCTTCGAATAATTTTATATACTTCATAGAAATATATATTAAACAAAAAAGGCGACATTGTCACCTTTTTTGTTTAATTATGTCACGCAAAGTTTTCAAGCGAAAAAGAAAACCGCCCTTACGTTGTCCGTGTTTTCATCGAGATTTTTCATCCTTTCGAGTGTTTCCCTGAACTCGTCAAAGTCGCTCCAGTCGTGTTCAAGTAACTCGGTCAGTGTGAAGTAACTATGTGAGTGACCATCACCTTTCCACTGCTCTACGATGTAGAGGTATGCGTCCGATGCGTCATCGGGAACACCTCTCGGCTCTGCAATCGCGTCACCTTCACCGTAGGACCTCACGTTGGCCAGTCTCGAGAAAAGTGAGTAGTTCCTTCCTGAGTAGAGTGCGTTCGGATAATTCGACCAGTGTATATCACCATCACCGTAGTCCTCAGCTTCCCAGGTGTCCGCTGAAATCCATCTAGGTTCTGATGTTTCACCGAGTAATTCGTTTACTCGGTTCTCTCTTTTATTCACCTTTGAAGTAGGTGTCGTCTCGTTTTCTGGATCGGTGGTGAATCTTTCCACGTACCAATGAATATCTGCTCCGATGATTTCTAAGTTTTAGATAAGTTAAACATATACTTATCATATTTTTGGTATATCTCAAAGTTTAATTATCTTCATATTTATTTGTCTAATTTTTTTACTAATTTCTTTATTTTTTTCGCGGTATCGTTAACTCCCTCCATATACATTGAGGGTTTAGTTTCGTTCCTTATACAAAACTGTACATTGCGTTCTATTATCCAATTTAGTTCGTTAATAAGTATTTTACGCTTCTTATGTTTCTTTTTTCCCATATTAGTTTTTGGTAATATTCTACTCTACTATTAGTATAGTATTCATAATATTTGTTTTAGTTTTTTAGTTACTTTTTTAGGTTCTTATGTAGTTCGTTTTCCATTATCCTTTTCTGTTTATATAAAAATAAGGAATTTTTATTCAAAACGGAAATGTATCGTAGAAAAATAATATATAGGATATGAGATTGATAAAATATAAAGAATTTATTAAAGAGTCAATAGAAGTTTCTGTTGATTTTATTAAATTCCGTGATTACTTAGTATCACATAACGTACCGGTGGGTGAATATGGCACAGGTAAATACAAAACTATCGGACATCTTTATAAGGAAATAAAAGAGGGTGAAACAATACTTACCGAAGAAGATGGTGGTCTAGTTAGACGTGTTGAATTTGTGGGTGCTAAAGTAGTTTATAGGGCACCTGAAGGTACTCTTAGACTTTATGAGGCTAAACAAGTATTCAAAGATGGTAGAGTACGAGTTAGAAATAATATGCCATATTCTGCGGCAGAGAAGTTCAAAGTGGGTGAAGATTTGAATGAAGTACTTGTTAGAGGGATGGAAGAAGAGTTGGGTATACACGTCGATCCTTCACAATTTGCTTTCTATAATAAGAAAGAGGTTGAGAACAATGATGACTACCCAGGAATAAGGTCTTTTCACATAGGTCACGAGTACATAGTTAACCTGAATAAAGAACAATATAAACCTGAGGGTTACATAGAGAGACAAGATGATAAAGACGTCTACTTCGAATGGAGACCAATCTCAGTTAAATAGTAAAGTAAAATAAAATAACTAAATATGAAATTAAGAAGGTATGACAGTTTCGTCGAACGTGCAAAGGTTGATAGTAACTTTGAGTTGTTGAACGAGAACCTTGAAAAGTCCAAGAAATTTATGTTGGACAACTACATTTTGTCCACTGCAGTAAAATCAATAGGTCTTGCCAATCTACTTGGTAAAGAAAAGGCTGAGCAAATCGAGTACGATATGCAGGAGGGTAACAAAAAGTCTTTAAGTCCTACGGACTTCGCCGGGATAGACACTGAGAAGAAGAAGATGCTCACTGATGAGATGAAGTCTGTCAAAAGTAAACGTGAGACTTTGTTAGAAGGTGATACTTTGACAAAGTTGAGTAATAGAGTGGGTGTTGACATCAATAGCTTGAAGTCAATGAACTCTTGGCTTTCTGAGTATGGTCCGAACGACGTTTTACCACACATAAACAAAGATGGGAATCCTGTCGAAGTGGTTGTTAGTAGATTGGACGATAATACAGTGAAGGGTCTTATTACGACACCGGAGTTCAAAGCACTCAGAGAGCTTTCAGTTGAAGCCACTGCGGCTGATGGTAAGACCAAAGAATACGTTCTGGATAAAGACAACATCGGTTGGCTTTCAAACTTTGTCTACTTCTACTATGTAGAGGGTACAGACTTAGAAGGACTCAAAGCTATCTACAAGATGCTCATTGAGAATAGTGACCTTCTACCTAAATTGGAGATAATGGAGGGTGTAAAGCTCGTTAAAAAACCATTCGACCTGAACTTCATAAACATAAGGATACCTAACAACGCAGAGAAGCTGATTGATGCGCTCAATAGACTTCCTTTACAAAGAAATTACAACAAATATTATAAAGACCTTCCTAGACACTTAAGAGCGGATCTTGACAAAGAGCCACAGATTATAAAGGATAAGTTCGCTGCTGTTGCAGAGGGATTTGAGGCACTATTCATAAACCCAGCGACTGAGAAAAGATGGACTGATAAAGAAAAACTTGAAAAAGCGGATAAAGACTTCAAAGGATTTTGGGGTAAGATGGACAAAGACACACGTGAGGGATCGAAGACTTTCGGACAATCAGTTTTTATGTCCCCTATATTCAGATACAAAACTATCACCGAACTAATCGATAATGCTAATGGATACCTCAAAGCACTTGGTAACTCTAACTTCGAGGCATTTTATGACAAATTCAACACGTGTAACCTACAATTCGGGGATGCCGGTGCAAAAGAGATGTTCAATGCTAAGGGTATTTTCGTAATTGAAGTCAAATCTTTCGGTGCCAATAGGGTTCTAAATGGTCACACAACACACTGTATCAAAGACTCACTTAGTCAGTGGAACAACTATGTGAATATGGACAAGAACCGTAACTTCGTTGAGGAGAACAAGCAGTACTACATCTACAACTTCAACCTTCTTTCATCTGACCCGATGTGGACTATTGGTGCAACAATCGAACCGGATGACAATTCTGGACACCTAAGGGCGGCTCACAATAAAACTGACCAGAGTGTTTCTCATAGTCTATTTAAGATACTCAATGACTGGACAGAAAAATATGACATCAAAGAAGATGCGACGAATAAGGCGAAGGCACTCGGTGCGACCAGTGAAGAAATTGAGAAATATGGACCATTATATTGTATAATGAGACCTTTATCAGGTGATGAGTTTGATAGGAAAAAGGCACAAAGACAAAACAACATAGAAATAGTAAAACCAGGATTATCGATCGATAGGTTGAAATGGCTCACTATTGGTGGTAAGGACGAGAATGGTAAGGTTGATCCTAAATCCGGAGGAGCTGATGTGAACAGGGAAGGTGATAAAAAGAATAGTGCCGCCCTCTACAACGCTGTATTGGAAGATGATGTCGAAAAGGCGGAACTTCTTCTAAATCTTGGTGCGATGCCTAACCTATTTGACAATAGGAGAAACGCACCAATATCTTTTGCGAAATCTAAAGAGATGATAAAACTACTTGTTTCTAGGGGATCCGTTCTTACACCACAGGTTTTTGGTACAATCTGTCAAGATGTAGAGACTGTTGAGTTCTGTTTGAAATCTGGTCTTGATCCGAACTTTGAGAACTCTTTCCCACTTAGAGCATCTTGTAAAGGATCTTATAAGAGTGCTAACGAACCAGGTGAAGTTTTTTGGGACTCGTTCAAACTTTCACTTAATTATGGTGCCAGTCTTGTTGATGAGACAGGAAACTTCTGGATACTCAAATGGGCTGCTGAATATGGGAGAATTGATCTTATCGACTTCGTAGATAAAGAACTTGAAGGTAAACAAGGTTATGTAGGTGCGTATTGTTGGATGTCAATGGTTAGAAAAAGAACACCAGAAGACAACAAAAAAACCGCTGCTAAACTTATTGAACTTGCGGAGAAATATGAACCAGAAACATGGGACGCACTTCCAGATACTAAGAAGTGGCACCTAAGAAGATAAAACTAAAAAGGCATCCGATTGGATGCCTTTTTTCATTCGTCGTCTCTTACACACCTGACTGCAGCTCTGTCGTAAAGAGATCCTTTACCTTTACTTTTATTTCTACTATTATCCAATTCAATTCCTTCACACCTACTATCACTTATTGTAGATGACCACCAAAATCCACCTTTTTGTTTCTCTACCTTTTTCTTAAGTATTGTATCATCCTTAACAATTTCATAACTTATATAACCTGGTAATTCACTAAACATAAACATTTTAATATCTATATCAACCATATTCATATTAAATAATGTGTCCCATTCACCTATTCTAGGAACTCTCCATTTATCAGGACATGCATTTTGTGCACCCGCCGGATTAAAATATATACTATCGTAGTTTGCATTTATGAAAAGACCTACACCTGACATATTTCTCTGTGTCTTCATATTTAGTAGGTTTTTTTTACCATAAGGTCTCAAATCATTTAGAAACCAAAGTTTCCAATTTATTGTCTCTGTTCCATTGATGTCTTGATTTAAATATCCTATTCTTACGATTTTGTAAAGATGACCTTCAAAAACCATATCATTTTTAATTTGAAAAAGACGACTAGAAATGCTCTGTCCAAACGATGTCGAGCAGAGCATTACAAATATGTATATTAGATTTCTCATTCTTTGTGTAGGTAGCCATTTACTAAATTACTTACCGCAAGTGCCACACCTGCTAAACCTAAACCACCGATGATCCATAGTGGATTATCTTTTAATACTCCAATCATACCGGAAACCGCCACAACACTCAATAATAATACTGCGAACATAGGCATTATTCCTTTTGTGTTTGTTACCTTATCAATTCTTTCTACCCACACCAATCTCTCAATTGCATCCTGCATGTCTTTTCCGTATGCTGGAACGTCGTGGATTGTTCCATCAACTTCTTGTATGGTTACTTTGTATTTAAAGTATCCTGGGTGATCTTTACTTTCTCTAATTAGTTCTGCTTTTGTTGCTTTTCTTCTACTCTTCATTTTTGTTTTGTTTCTTTTTACAAATGTATGTATTTATTTTAATTATGTCTGTGAAATGTCTGTTAATTATTTAATGTTAAATTAACTTTACTTATTATTTTTCTAATGGTGGTCAATATTGATATATTTTTATTAGCATCTTTTCTTAATTTTTCTCTACTAGATTTAATAGTGCCTTCAATAACTATTCGTGTCTTCATATTTTAATTTAATTTTTTTTCGTGGAGCAGGTAGGAATCGAACCTACCACATACGCTCAGTGCAAATGAGCCCCGCCAGCCTTGGTACATGCTGCCCCAAATTGAAGGAAGACTAACCTTCTTTGTCCTTTGTACGTAGGGACTTTTAAGTCTTTTTGGGCGAGAGACGGGCTTGAACCCGCGACCTTCTGGTTGGAAGTCAGATGCTCTAAGCCAACTGAGCTACTCTCGCGTTTATTTTGTACCGATAGCGGGACTTGAACCCACAACCTTGACGATATAAGCGTCCTGCTCTCACCAATTGAGCTATATCGGCGTTTCAAAGTAGTCCGTATGGGATTCGAACCCATGATCTTCTCATAGAAAGTGAGACGTGTTAAACCACTTCACTAACGGACCATATATTTTGTGGGAACCGCGGGATTCGAACCCGCTCAGGCGTAAGCCACTTGTTTTACAGACAAGCCCGACTCTCCAACGTCGGCGCGCTCCCATAAACGAAAAAACCCAATCTGTTTTGCAGACTGGGTTTATCATATTTTGTAATCTTTACAACTACTCAACAGACAAAGTCAGTCCACTTACAAAGCTACCCGCTTCATATGCATACCCTATGGCTTCTATTTTGTGTGTTGTTTTCATTGTTTTAGTTTTTATCGTTGTTTCTTTTACAAATATAAGTATTTTTCTTTTACTTGTTCTATATATATTATATTTTTTTCCTCTCTTTTTGTATTTTATCGAAAATAAGTGAAAAAGTTTTATATTTTTTGTGGAAAGCTACGGAATCGAACCGTATACCTTTAGGTACCCACTGTTTTCAAGACAGGGCTGCAGGCCGCTGCAGTTCATCTTCCATTGGCGGAGAGCAGAGTATTTGAAACCCATTCCTTTCAGAACCACTCGCTTAGCAGGCGGTGTCAGGGACCTCCCTGATTTACTATCCATTTTTGCGGAAAAAGTCGGGCTCGAACCGACACACCACTGGGGCCTACGCATTTCAAGTGCGCTGAGCTTAGTCCTCACTGCTCTTATTTTTCCTTTTGTAGTCCCAGAGGGATTCGAACCCCCACCTGATCGGCCGTAACGACCTGTCCTGTCCAGTTAGACGATGGAACTATATAAACACAAAAAACCCTCGGCGTTTAGTCCGAGGGTTTTATTTATATGATACAATTAAAGTATTACTAACTAAATAAACACGTCAGATCTATCACTCTACTCGAGCGACTTAAACTTGACGATATGTTAATAATAGTTTTCATAATTCTTTATTTGTTATATATTATAAATGTAGTTCTTTGTTTAGATTATTCTTTCTTTATATCTAAAAGCTGTTTACGTATTTTTCTAAAATCTTTTCTTGAATAACCTGATAATCCTTCTTTATTAAATTGTCTGTATAATTTTGAGCAATAGTTAATCTGTTGGTTGATTGCATAGTCTCTACGTTCTTTCCATGAATCTGTAAAAGGATGATTTTGCATTTCTTTACGATTTCGATATACACTATCACAAAATGTAATCTCGGAGTCTAAAATGGGACTACGTGTATTTATATATTTAGTTACCCATTTTTCACGTTCTAATATCTTTTGTCTTTTGTGAATATTTTCTTCGTTTTTTTTATTACGCCACTCTTTAAAAGTCTGTGGGTGTGAGTTTATATAACTAGAGTTAATATATCCAGAGTAACTATACGAATAGTATTGTCCGTTGATTACTCCGTGACCATTGATACTATAATATTGTGCTGATACCAAAATACACGTTAGTAACGAGATGGTCAATAAAATTATTTTTGAATTTCTCATATACAAATATAGTTCTTTGTTTAGATTATTCCTAATCTTTTTATTTTTGGTAGGGAGGTGGGATTCGAACCCACGACCACGCGGTTAACAGCCGAAGTAACTCTTCTATTCGGCACTCTTGCGAGGCAAAGTTATAAATGAGTATTGTACGTGCTCTACCAACTGAGCTACTCCCTACGTATTATTTTATTCTTACAATCAGTGATCCTGGATTTAGTGGAATCTCCTCTATTTTGAAGTTGTAGTCTTTCGATACTTCCTTCACAATATTCTTCATACTCTCACTTATACCCGTAACAACCTCAACTTCATAATGTCCTCGCTGTATCATCTGCCAGTAGAACTGATCAAGTTTCAATTGTACATCAGCGTGTTTTGTCCCGTGTAAGTCTAATCTGTTCATAAATTATATATTATGTTCTGTGACCCCGGTGGGACTTGAACCCACGACCCCTCCATTAAAAGTGGAGTGCTCTGAACCAACTGAGCTACGAAGTCATAATTTGTGTGGATGACAGGAATTGAACCTGCGCGACCCAGATCTTCAATCTGGTGCTCTACCTGCTGAGCTACATCCACGTTTTGGTGTCGAACGGGACTTGAACCCGCGACCTCTGGTTCCACAAAACAGCGCTCTGACCGACTGAGTTACCGACACAGTGACCCCGGTGGGTTACGATCCCACTCTCCCCATATTAAAAGTATGGTGCTTTCCCGATTAAGCTACGAAGTCATATTTTGCGCGTCGCCAAGGATTCGAACCCTGACCCTCTGGGTTGGAACCAGAGATGCTAAGCCGTTACACCAACGACGCTTGTGTTTTTTGTTGCCCCGACAGGGATTGAACCTGTGATCCCCTGATTAAGAGTCAGGTGCTTTACCGCTCAGCTACAAGGCAATTTTGGTGGAGCCGACGGGTTACGATCCCGTTCCTCTGGATTTTCAGTCCAGCGCAATGACCACATCTGCCACAGCTCCTTGTTATGTTGGGTGCATGAGGAATTTCGAAATCCCGACCTTCGGCTCCACAAACCGACACTCTGCCTCTGAGCTACACACACCATATATGTAAACGAAAAAACCCAAGTCTTTTGAACTTGGGTTTCTGTTATTTATTGTTATTGTCTACAAAGTCGTCAAATCTTCCGAAAACAAACACAATACTTTTACAGTACCAAGTTCTGATTTATTGCTAAACCACTTGCTTGATTTACTAAAATGCTTATGTGTATTAATTGTTCTCATTATTTCTATATATTAAAAATTTATTCTCTCTTTTTTATTTATAGTACAAATTTAGTAAAAGTTTTTAAATTTACCAAGTTTTTTCATTTATTTTGTAAAAAAGTTGAAACTTGTATCTGAATCGTTTCCCATTCCAACTTTTTTACAAATTTATGGGCTTTTTCCGTTCTACCTAATTTTATAGGTTTTAAAAACAAAAGTCATAAATAAATTTATGACTTTTGAAAAAAAAAATTTTATAACTATGACTCAAATAATAGGGTTATTATCATCAATGTATATATTATAATTTAAATGTCCCTTTTGATATTTTTATTTTTTAAAATATAAATCAGCTTCTGCTGTTCTTCTTGTTACTAAACCTTTCAAAACTTTACCGCCTCCTTTTGTCCATTTCATGAACTCTGCTCTAATAGTCTCATCATTTGCATTTGCGTTAACTTTTTTCAACAACGTTGATGATTTTAAGTTTGCTGGTCCCACATTGTAACAAAATGATACGATTGCGTCAAATTGGTTTTGAGTTATTGTGTCTATGCAATAAGAATCTACATATTGTTCAAATTTCTCTAAACTTTGTTTCAACATCTCAACTGCTTTTTGTTCTGTTATTGGTTTGTCATTAAGTGTTACTTTTTTACCATTTTTATAAAACGTATTCCCGTATCCGATAGTGGGAATTTTTGCGGGACATAGATAAGGTTTTAGACTAAGTCCTTCGAATCTTTTTATTAATTCTATACCATTATCTGAAATTTTTGTAATTCTCATAATAATTTTTTATTTTTTGAGCCGTCATTTGCGTATTTTATACCCATAATTGTACCTACGATGGAGAATGCATTTGTCAGTAGTATACTTACTAAGTTACTCCATGCTGGTCCTATTATGTTTGTTTCTTTATTTAGTATTATTGCAACTATATAAAGTGATGTTGCTACAACACCAACACCTATTATTATCCATATTGAAACTTTTACAACTGTGTTTATAAGTTCATATTGTGTTCTTTTACGTATTATTTCTAAGTCTTCCTCAGCAACCTCTTTGGCCTTTATTGCGTTTTGTTTAGCTATTTCTGCGATGTTTAATGCATTTTTCAGTTCCTCACCTATCCTTACATTTTCATCTTTCCATTCTAACAATTCTCTATTTTGTGTTTGTATTTGTTTTGTTATAACTAATCTTTTTCTTCGATTGTTTTTATCCTTATCTGTTGCAATTTTAATATATTCTTTGAATTCTAAATCTGTATCATCTGTTTCAATTACTTTAAGAATATTACCTTCCAAATAGATATTATTTATCTTGGCTAATTCGAGAAGGTCTTTCTTTGTATCTTTACAGAGTTTCATTATTTATATATTTTGAAATTTGCAGTCCTGTTCACATAAGATGGATAGTCCTTTTTAAATTCTTCTAGTCTTGGTTCTATATCATCATTCTTTATTATCCAAAATTGTGCACCTGCTTGTAGTGCTTTGGCTTGTTCGGTTGCTTCATTTGAAGATGAGATGATGCCTATAACAACGTGATTTCCATATTCAAAGTTTATTCTTCTGACTAATTCTATTCCGTCAAATGTAGAGCCTATTATATTTAAGTCTACAAATACACAAACTGGTCTTCCTGTTGGATTTTTGTGCCATTTTGAGAATTTATTGGATGCCTCATCAGCGCTATCTATACATTCTAATGTAAGTGAAATATCGAGTAGACTACAAGCGTCTTCAAAAACTAAGTGAAATAGAGACTCATCGTCTACGAGTAGTATTGAATCAATCATTTTTATATTTTATTTTTATTTTAGTACCACCAATGTCTACCTTTTCACATGACACTTTGAATCCATGTTCTTTAAGTATTGCAATGCAGATATTAAGTCCTAAACCAGTTCCTGATTCCTTTTGGTCAGCTTTTCGCGCATATGGTTTAGAGTATATATCAAATTCTTCTTGTGTTAGTCCACGTCCGTTGTCTTGTATGGCTATTGTATCATCGGTATCGTGATATATTTTAACTATTCTGGTTGGACTGTCATTGTATTTTAGACCATTTCTTATTAGATTATCTATTGCCGTACAAAATAGAGATTCGTTAACTTCGATAGTTGGTAAATTATCAGATAATATAACTGCTTCTTTGTATGCGGTTGATTCTAAATATCGGTTAAGTATTTCTTTTATATTATATGGTTCAATTTCCAGTACACTATCCTTTTTTACCAGATTTGTAAATTCATACACACCTTTATAAACACGTTGTGTGTGAGTGAGTCCTTCTTTTAGAAGTCTTATTGGTGCCTCTAATTTATATTCTTTTATTATTTCTGGTTTTAGTCTTCGTATCAATGAGTTTATTCCTTTTGGAATATAGGTATTTATACCTGAGTGCATATCGTGTCTCAATATTTTGGCGGCGTGTTCTAAGTATGTGTTTTTCTTTTCGATTTCAATTGATGCATCAACGATTTTGGTTACGTCTTGTCTAATTGATGTGAATCCGATATGTTCATTAGTTTCTGGATCAAAATCTGCCTTTATATAGGTATCTACAAAATAGTGATGTCCATCTTTTGACTTATTGGTAACAACCTCGTTCCATATTTCTCTTTTGTTTATTGTGGTTGTGTACATATTTTTCCAAAATTCTTTGTTATGTATACCGGAGCTCAATATTTGATGGTCTTTACCCATAACTTCTTTAGTTTTCCATCCTGAAACTTTTGTAAATTTTTCATTGACATAAGTTATTCTACCTCTTTTGTTTGTTTTGGAGACCAACATTGCAGTGTCCATAAAATTCTCAATTTCTACAAGATTTTTTTTAGTATCATTACCATCTGCAATTGACCATGAGAATGAGTATAATGATGATAATACTTGTGCGAAATTAACTTCGGTGTCTATCCAATTTCTTTTGGTGTAACTCTCAATACAAATAACACCTATTGTTTCACCTCTGAATAAAATTGGTACATCTATTAGAGATTTTATACCAAGTGGTTTTAGATAGCTTTCGTGTAGACATTCTGTTGCTAAATTTGTTTCTGCATCGTCTGCAACTATAACTGGGTTGGTTAGTAATTCATTGAAATATGATAGATAATCACTATATTCTAAACTACCACCCGTTGACCAATCATTATCGGATAATTTATAGAGCATATCCAATTCAATTGATTTAGTTTGATCGTTATACAACCAAATTCCACATCTATCAACACCTAAATTTTCAACAACATCTTTGGTTAATATTTTTGAACATTCTAATAAATCGCCATCGTAAAAAACTGGATTATGTGATTGGTTTATAAGTGTTAAATTTAATTTATTTGTATAATTATTTAATTTTTCCGCATCTTGTGCTCTTATTAGGTGATCTCTTACCATTCTAAAGAAAAATGGTAGGGTTGATAAAAAAAATAATATTTCGATTGTTTTTGTACTTGATGAAGTTTCTAATATATCGGTCAACATAAGTAACTTTAGTATAAGGTAACCCACGGAAAAGGCACTTGTCATTATTATGTTTGTGAGTGTTCTTTTACTAATCATAACTTATATTTTTTATTAGAATATATATAAATATTTAAATGAAAAAAACCGACAATAAATGTCGGTTTTTTATTTTACTATAAACTAAAAATTAAATATCAATTTACCGAGTCTTATAGATTTTGTTTCAAAATCTGATAGTGTTGTTTTATTACTTATTACGAAATCTGCATCTTCCTTAGGTATATTGAAAGATAATTTTTCCTTTTTTACCTGATCACAGAATTATAATCTTCATAATATTTAAATTTGAATTTTTTACATTTATTTTTTTTACTTACTAGACAAGCATATTGTATAGCACCACCGGTTACATTTATATATTCCCCTGCCTCTTTTGCGGATGAAAAATCTCTTATAAAATTCCAATCTAAATCAAACATCATAACTTTTTTTGATTTAATACTAACCTGACCCTTTTTAAATGATCCTGAATTTGTTTTTATGTTTTTATAAAACCTTTCATCAATCAATTCTTTAATATCTTTATTTGATAAATTTAACAAATAATCTTTATAAAACCAAGTGATGTCTTTAATCGTTTTTGATCTATTATTTGGATTACAACATCCGCTTATGGTTTTTCTATTTAAATTTAGAAAATTACTAGCTTCTGTACAGGTGTCAAACTCATATACTTTTTCATAAAATTTATTATAACCAATAACCTTTTTACCACCTTGTCCTTTTTTAAAGGATGTTTTATTAGCAAATGTACATCCATCACCACCCTCTGTATAATTTATTAAATTGAATCCCCAGGTTTTTATTAGTGATATCCAAAATGTCTCCCAGAATTGCCAATTGTTAATAGGTACAGTATCAATAATTTCTATTATTGGCTTTAATCCTTGTTTTTTTAGTTTACTTAACCAATTTCTTTTATGTGTTTGATCACTTTTTGAAAAATTCAAGTGGTTTTTTAATCTATTTTTAGGGTTATTTGATTTACCAACATATCTAATTTCATCAGTCGTTGGATCTATTAGTATATAAATATATGTTTCCATATGTTATATATAAATGTCTTGCATCCCCCATTATAAGTTTTCTTCTGTATCTATATCTTTATCTATATCTATATCTTTTGATTTGGATTTTATTTTTTTCTCAATCTTTGGTTTATTTTCATTGTGTTTGGATAATTTAATATAAAGACATTCAATCTCCTCAAATGATAAATTTGCTTTTTTACCATTTATGTCAATAGTACATGCGACTACATTACCTTCTATATAACCTTTTTCGGAGTCTATACGATCAAATGATCTGGCTAATGTACCTTCTTCTGTAAATGGTAGACCTGTGTAATAACAATTTTTGTATTCTAATAAATTTCTTACGTATTCGAAACTTAGATTGAAATCGATTTTTCTATCTTGTGCACTTTGGTAAATATTGATGAGTTTTTTTGCGACTTCTACATCAGATAGAGTATTTTTTGAATTATTTTTTTTACTCATGATTATTATAATTTTCTATCCACCGTAAACATCTGTTACGATGTTATTTTTAATTCTGAAATTCAATCTATTACTTTTATTATCTAATTCATAGATAAATGAATTTCCATTTTCTTCAACTATACGTGTAATGAAGCCACCTTCTTCAGCATAATTTTTGGCATCTTGGTATGTCTTTCCAACATATTCGTTTTGTGATATAATTCCGTTATTTCTCATTTTTTTATTTTTTTTATTTTTCAAACAATGTGTCTAAATTGTTTTCTCTTATAAGTCCGGATTCGAAGTAGATATCCGTTACTGCTTTATTTAGAAATTCTTTATTTTTTTCTATTATGACATTTTCGAGTTCTATCATAGTTTGTTTGAATATCTCTTTATCTTCGAAATAATTACGTCCGCTATGTCCGTATGTAAATGAAAATCCCTCATCATCTATCTCAATCTCAAGATACCTATCGTCACTATATCCTGTTACTTTACCACTCATCATTTGCTTTACATCCCTACAGTTTATATACATTCTGTCACCTCTTACGTCTATTGAAGTTCCTATCTGTTCGACAATCTTGTTTATAAATGCCCTCATTGTTCTACTGATCTCTTGATTATATGGTGCTCTATATACAGACTCTTTTGTCGTCATACACTTATCACTTTCCGTGATTTTCTTCATTTCCTTTACAATCGCTTTGGCGACTTTCTTTTTGATTACTTTCTTCATTTTGGTCCCATTCCTTTTTCGTTAATATCTCGAAGTGCATAGTTTACTTCGGTAAAAAATTCAAAAATCTTTTTAAATATATTTCTCATAACTTTTATATGTTTGTAAAAGATTTTTGTTTTTTTATATATAGAAGTATGAAGCATATGAAAAAAATTTTCGAGGCGTACAATGAAGTGCAGGCGAAGGCGGTAGCTGATAAGGTCACCGAACTACGCGACCACTACAAGTCGCTTGACGAGGTTTCGTCCGCGAACCACCTGATGTACGAGGTCTTCGATATGACGCATACGGTGGAACCGTATTTGTCACTGTACTTCCCAGAGGAGGCACACGAAGGCTGGATCTGGACCAACAGGGGAGGAATTTCCTACACATCCATAGAGTTGAACGCCAAAGTCACTGATGGAATGGCCGAGAAGTTCGACAAAAAGATACAGAAGCTTTCCGAACAGAAAGAGGTCGAGCTTGTCGTGGACTACGATATGTTGATTGGTCAGGGTAGCGATAGGGGTAGAATTGACTGGTGGCAACGTAAGTCACACGATTTGAAAGTGGAGCAGATTGCCGAGATACTTGACCAGGTCGAGAGAATAGAAACGGTCGCAGGCGGTGTTGCTGTACTCGAGTTCGATAGCTACTACTCCAAGCCTTCTACGTCAATGTCGGCAACTAGGTCCACTTCTAAAAAGCTTATACTAATCTCGACAGACCCGATTTACCAGAAGTGGAAGAAGTTCATACCGAATGCTACTGCTAAATTCATAAAACTTAGGAGGATAACCTTCCTGTTCAAAGTTGGTGTCAAAGTGGTCTCGGAAGACTTCGGTGTGGTTGTTCCAAAGTCGGTGATTGCGGACTTCAAAAGTTTCTGTGACGAGCACAAGCTCGGCTTCGAGTCTAGGAAGAGGTTGGCTGCCATAGTCGCGGCAGCGAAGGGTTAGGCCCACATGAACTCCTCTGTATCGTCTGATTTTAGAAGGTCGTCGATTCTATTTTCTCTCAAATGCTTCTGCATCTCTTTCCTTGCCTTTATCATCGAGTTGTAGGTGTTTATCCACCAACTTGGAATTTCTGGTTGGTCTATGAAGTCGTCGAGATCCTTTTCGGTGAAAACCTGTCCTTGTCCGTCGATGTAGAATTTGGCGTAGACGACTATTTCACCTCTACAAGTCTTGCATATTTCGATTGTCATATTTTCCTTTATCGGGACAACCGTCTCGAGAACGAAGAGGGTTACGTTTTTCAGTGGTATTACTTTCATACTAATCCATCTAGGTTTTTTCTTCTTCGGTATTTCTTCTTTGACTCGTTGACGTGCTTCTCTGGTTCGTTCCAGTGTCCGCTACGGAAGAGTAAGAGTGTGGCGTCCTCGAGATTCTCGGCGATACAACTGTCACAGATAGCGATGATGAAACTGTCGGTGTCGTGTGCTGATCCGAAACCTGCGTGGATTAACTGTACGATACCACCGTTTACCATCTCGTTATCCACTGTGAGTGTCCTACCGTTTCTTAATTCTTCTCTCCACAACAAATCCTCCTCGGATTTTTCACCGAGTTGTCCGTCCATAAGTGGATCGTATGGAGTGACTTTGTCTTGTTTACAACAGATACAGTACATTCGGTTTAGTTTGACCAGTTTTGTTTTATGTCTTTCAGTAAGTCAGACTTCATCTCACCGAAAGGTTTTGAGAAAAGGAATGCACCATTTTCTATACCGTAACATTTTGCGAGGTATTCGTCTATATGTGTCTCGGATAATTTGTCGGTTCTTTTGAATATTCCGGAGTTGGTATAAGTCGCGCCGTTTTCCGGATGGTTGAACCAGATGTTGAAATTGTCTACATTGAATATTATTTCTTCCAAAGGAATAACTTTCTTTGGTTGTTTTTCGTTTTTACTCAATAGTGAATCAATTATACTTTTCATTTTATATCAATTTAGGTAAAAAACTTCAAAATCTTTACTCGCTATTTCTCCAATCAATATTTGGAAAGCAACGAACTCGTTACGAACAGTTATTCCTGATATTTTGTCTGTCAAAAACATATTAGTTGAATTTACGTGAATAATAAGCAATCTCGTGTGCCAATGCTGCAATTTCTATCTGTGTAAGTGTCATAGTTTCTTTCTTTTTTTACAAATATAAGAAAAATATTAATCAATACCCAGACTATCGATTTTTATTTCTCGTGTCAACGACTTCATATATGAATTTACCCTTTCGTGTAGGTCATCATCATTTCCGTAAAGTGCTCTAACCTCGAACTCTTTGTCGGTTGAATCCTCAATTGGTTTTTCATTGTGTATGAGTAAAAAGGTGGTTTCTGAAAAACACCATTTTCTACCACCATAGTATGTACCTTTTGAGTCTTTTTTATTCTCTTTGATTGCCTCGTTAGGAAGACCTGCTTTGATAAGTGCCTTCCTGTATTTGTCTGATGGACAGAAACATTCAGCCAAAAATCCGTTGTGTCGTTCGAAGTCCCAGGTACACTCGGTTTTTGTGAGTCCCCAGGTTTTCTCGTGTATAGTTTCGAATGCTTTCTCAATTGTTTCGAACACCAATGTCACGTTTTCGAAACCGTGTGTGAATATTACTGTCTTTACCATAATTTTATTTGTTTGAGAGTATCTTCGCGTTATCTGTCATTGCCTCCATCATCTCGAGCATCGCTTGTTGTTGTGCAACATATGCTTTTTGAAATTTGATAGAGTTTTCCATAAATTTTGTCCACTTCTCGATGTCACCTGTCATCGGATTCCGAATTCCACTGAAAGCCTCTGCGTTCTTTACTCCTTTGAATACCTCTGGCATCTCAGGCATCATCTTTTGCTGGAATTTCATCCAGTCTTCCATCATTTTCTCAAACATGTCATTTTAGTTTAGTGAGATTATTGTGTTTCTAGCTATTTCCCTTACTGAGTTATCACTGCAGTGTTGAAAGACAAGTACCGCGTGCTCCTCTTTGTCGTCCCAAATCAATGGCAGCTTTATTTTGTCACCTTTACACCACTTTCCGTCTTCGGAGTTCTCCGTCAGTGTTATGATTGCTAGGTATGGCTTACGGTGGTGTGACCACTCGTAGTCCTCTATTATCGTTCCGAGAGTGTAGACCTTTCCGTCTTCTGCAATTTTGAGTTCCAGTGCCTGACCCAGCTTGTAAGAATACCAATCTATCATAGGTTTTTGTTTTTTTGTTCCACTTCTGTCCACTTCTTTGTAAACATAGCGTATTTTATAAAGACAGGAAGTGATATTTGATGACCCATATCTTCTATTACCAATTCAACTTTGTTGTAGATTCCGTTACTACGTAAGAACTCATATGATCTCTCTGGATCCACTACATCGTCGTTCTTACCAAGTACTATAAGTATGTTTGAATCGAAATTTTTATTGAGATCATAACCGAAGTCGTCGTATCTAACACCGAATGCTGGATTGAAACACAACGCATCAATATTGTTTTTTGTTGCTAAGTAGAAAGCCATCTGGCCACCCATTGATGATCCTATGACGTGTGTAATACCTTCTGATTTGATTACTTCGTCCAATTCTTTGAAAAGATTTTGTCTTCTCATATCGTCCTCCCAGTCGATATGTGGTGCTATTACCTGTCCGAAGATTTCTTCGAGTGCTTTCACCTTTACTGGAACTGGTGAAGATTGGAATCCGTGTATGTATAGTGCCTTCATAAGACGAATATAAGTATATATTTTAAATATTAACAGAGAAAAGGCGGAAAATTTCCGCCTTTTAATTATTTTTTCTTTTCTTCTTCCTCTTCATTGAAGTATTCGTCCTCTTCGGATCCTCTCTCAGTAACCTTACTAGTGTAAGAGTTTGATCCTACGAACTTGTCGAACTCCTCGTCTTGCTCGAAACCTTTACGAATCATCTTAGATGTAATCTCGTGCCAGTTCAACTCGCCGGTGTAAGTGATTTTTATCACACCGCCTTCAGGTTTGATTTCGAACTTACCCTCGATGTCGATAGACTTGATATCGTTGATGATTTTGTTCAACTCGACTTCTTTCTCTTCGTCCTCTTTGCTGTAGTCCTCACGTTTGTCTGTGATGTTTATTTCGTAGAATCCAGATGTGAGCTGAGTGAAAAGAACGTCTTTCTTCAATCCTAAAAGGTCTGCAATTTTGTCGGCTACGTGTTTGGTGTTCTCGTCTAATCCGGTTTCGTGTTTCTTCTCTTCGGATACGTGAAAAACAATACCGTTAGGTTCGTTTGTAGGTAACATCGTCTCTAAACGTGAGTTTAGAACTTTCAATTCCTCAGTAGTCTTTTTAATCTTTGTCTCTGCGGTGCTTAGTTCGAACTTTGTCTTACCTAATTCTCTCTCAGATTTCTCGATGCGTTCTTTAAGTTCATTCACTTTTTGTTCATTCATCTTACGGAACGATTCCTCTAAGTAAGTTTCTGATGCAGATTTGAGTTTGTCGTTAGGCTCAGATGGGTTCTCAATCTCGTTTACCAAAACTTCTGCATCTTTCTCAGAAATTTCAATTTCGTCTTCTTCATCGAAGTCGTTGGTATCACCAAATAAAAGATCAAGTGCACTTAAACCTTTTTCTGAAATCTCCGGTTCGTCAAAAATTGAACGAAGTTTATCAATTGGTTTTTGGTGTTCTACTTCAAGATAGCAGATACCACCATCCTCGTCTTTGAACGTAAATCCGGATGTTACGAATTTATTGGCATATCCAGTCACGTCTGCATCTTCGATTTGTTCGATTAATCGTTTCAACATAGCTTCGTCTGCGATGTCTGTGTCGATTTCCTCGAAATCTAAGGTACCTTCGTCACGGATTGTCATTTTGAACTTTGTCTTGTCGAATAAACCTGACAATTGAGATCCGTCAATATATGCAGTCTCGCGGAAAAGCCTAACTCTTCCTTGTGTCGCCGACATAAAGCTGACGAACTTTCCTTTTGTTTTAAATTTACCAATTACTGGTGCCTTATCCTGCTTTTCGATTTGTTCTTCCATTTCCATTATGAGTAGTTTTTACAAATATAATGTTTTAAATCAAAATGCCACCCTAAAATTAAATTTTTATTCAGTGTAAAGTTTTGTTAATGATATATAACTAAAAGTAAATATCATATGGAACATTTTTTATGGATAGACGGTCAGAGATCGGCACAAAGTAGGTTTATAGTTGATATGTTTCCAGAGTTTTTAAAAAAATTTGATGTAATAATAGAATTGGGAACATTCACAGGTGTTTTCACCAAATATTTATCATTGAATGTGAATGTAAATACACGAATCTATACCTACGACATAAATCCACATTATAGAGAGGTCGGAGATTTACCGAACACAAACTTCGTTATATCTGATATATTGGAACCTTCTACAATTTTCGAGATAAAAACACTTGTAAAGTTCGGAGGTAGAGTTTTATTTCTTTGTGATGGTGGTGATAAAGAAACCGAATTCAAATTGTATTCAAAATTCCTGAAGACGAATGATGTTATAATGTTGCATGATTATGAGGATAGTCCGGAAGAATATGAAATTATTAAGAATAGAATTGGATGGACTACCAAATCGGAATCTAAATACAAAAACTTAGAGATGTATCTCGAGAACTTAAACCTGAGTAAATTTATGTATGATGAATTTAAGGATGTTCTTTGGGGATGTTTTGTTAAAAATTAAAAATGCCACCCTAAGGTGGCATTTTTTATGCTAAAACTGTTTCGGTTCCACTTTTAGTGAGAGCCTCAATTTTACCTCTAATCTCTGTAAGTGTGGTTTCGTTGTAAAACTTACCATCTTCGTAGATAACTTGAAGGATTCCTTCTTTCTCTTCGTCAAATGTGCATTGTACACCTACTGAGTGGTCACCATCTTCTGTTTCATGAACCGAGATAAGTCCTTTCAATGATTTCTTAGTTCCATCATCTGAGATTGGATCTTTGTAGATATCGTGTTGAACTCCATTCTCTTCGAACCAAGCACCTTTTGCTGCAAATCCAAATGTATCACGCGTATTGTATTGGTAAGTATAAGAACCTACACCTAAAACAATGTTCGTAGCTGCAAAACCTTTCTCTGCTAATCTCTCATAGATTTGAACCTGACGATCGGTCGTAATAGAGTCACCGTAAATGGCACCGATGTGTGGGTCTAAGACTTTATATCCTTGTTCATTGATTGTTCCACCAAAGATGTCCCATAAACACTCAATCAATCCTTTTGTGTAGAACTCTGGATAGAATGCGCGGTTCTCATTATCTGTTAATTCAGTTCTTCCGTGTCCACAGATGATTTCAACTGGATCTCCAGAGTCAGGACGAATAACTAACTTACCATCACGAGATAAGATTTGGTCTTTCAGGTCGAAGCAATATCCACCTTCAGATGGTTTGGCAACTTTTGTGATGTCGAACGTATCCATTACTACTGATAAAATACCTTTATCAAATTTGTTCATCCAATCGATTAACATTTGTTTCTCACCAACGGTGAAAATTTTGGTAGTAGATACAGAGTGTTCTGATGCATTTACAGAGTTGATACAAACTTCATTCTTAGGCTCACCATAGAAGTAACGAGCTGCTGGAATAACTACAATAGTATCAGAACCTCTAAATGACGTAGCGTGTCCTAAGCCAGATGAAACCATCGTCCAAGGATCGATACCACGTGCTGAGAAGTCGTGTGCTAAGAAAGGAATCAACCAAGCGTTAGTAGGGTCTGTCTTTAGTACCCACTCGTAAAGGTTTCGGTTGTACTTAAGTGCGATTGTTGCGGATGTTGCAGGTTTCCACGCCAAAGATGACACGATTGTCTCTAAGAAAAGAGTAAGCCAAGCGTATCCTTTCTTTGTGTTGACGAACGTCATATGTGGCACGTTCGGTCTTGTCTCGATTCCCTCAGGAAGAGCTTTTGCTCTAATTGGTAAGTAACCTAATTTATGAAGAGTAATAAAGTGGTCTCCATTAAATTCCATACCTAAATATATACTCATATCTTCAACGAATGATATAGCTTCTTCAACTGGCTTGTTGAAAAAGTTTTCAGTGAATTCGTCATGAATCCATCGCCAAGTTAGTTGTTGTCCAAATGATACAATTTTATTGATACCTTTTGGTGCGTGTTTTGTAGAACGTGGAATCCATGTCCCATAAAGGAAGTCAGTTCCTTCTGCGAGCATCGCTTTGTGGCCAATCTTGTAGCCGTCTGTGTAATACAGTGATGTGGGTCTAAACATTTTATTTTATTTTTATTTATTATCTTCGAATATAAGTGTGAATCTTTTTTTTGATAAACTCCATCTCATTTTATAATAGACGAATATGTACTCAGTCTTTTTATCGTCTTTATAGTTTTGTAGAAAAGTAAATGTCATCCATTTCAATTTTTTACTTTCAATTGCATCCGACACTGATTTTATAGAAATTATTTCATAAAATAAAGAATCTGAACATGTGCAACTTTCATTTTCGTCAAAAATACGTAAAACAATGTCATTTTTTATTGTGTCTGACATATAATAAAAGAAACGAATTATTGAAAACTCGGCTTTCGGATCATCTATTTCTTCACTTATAACATATTTTAGTTTTTCGTTGTTTTCAAATAATAATTTCCTTCTATCTGCGGCCAATGTGTTAATCTTTACATTGACATCTTTGTTAGTCATAAAAATACCATTCTTATGAATATGTTTTGCAATAGTTTCTATTAAGTTTATGGAATCGTATTCGTGTAAATATGAGTAAGTGTGTCCATTATCCACAAAGTAATATTCCTTTAGGTTGGGTTCCTCATAATATATTGGTGTGTCCGCCTGTGAGAGACTAAAAAACGAAAATGATATAATAAATATCGTTAGCATTCTGTTTATCACATCAGTTCTCATTATATTTTCTTTTATTATGTTCTTTCTCTATTCCTTTCGCCAAACATTCGTTTTGAGATTCCTCTTCAAATACTCCACCCATAAAGATAAAGAATATTCCTGGTAATGAAAGTAAGAAAGAAGGTATTATAAGAATCATTCCGAATATCCTAAATATGGCTCCTAATATGTTGATCATTTTTCTCATATCTCGTATATTCCTGGTTCGTCTGACTCGTCCAAAAAACGGAATTTTACCATAGTCTTTCCGACTAATTCGTGTGTCGACGTTTTGTTAACGTTTTCTATTTCTCCTATTGTGTATGCGGTTCTTACAGAATCTGGTATTCCTTGTCGTATACACATTTCAGAATAAAGTCTGTGAATTTCTTCCGCAATCTCTCTAACCTTCTCTGGCTTAGTTGTACATCCAGGATGTACATCCTCGTCCATAGGTATAACAATTTCGTCTTTGAACCTCTCGTTTATATACTCTGCAATAGTCGCGACATTTTCTTGAAAGGATTTAGGTGTCTCGGAAAGGAAATGACAATACTTTATCCAATCACCAGGAACACCATCTTTTGGACATATCTTTGTGTATATAACTCCGTATTCCATCTTATACCGTTTGTGGTTTGTTAAAAACTGTTCCTTCTAAAAGATAAACAAGATCATAAGTTGTCAAATTGTTGAGCTCGTAATATCCGAATTTCGAGTTGGTTGTGAATATTTTGTCATAGTGCTGCTCCAACTCAGGGTTAGGATTCTGAACCGTCATATGTGATACTGCTAAGTAAAGTTTACCCGCGTTTCTTTCTTTCAGAAGTTTAGCCAAACCAACAAAAGTTCCTCCAAAAACACAAAGGTCATCAATAACAAGAATATCTTTACCCTCAAAGTCTTCGTTCTCGATTACTTGCGTTAGCTTGTGTGTGATTAGGTCTCTCGACTTACTCGCACTATACACCTCACCCTCGAACTTAATTTTATCTGCTAATTTATTGATCCATTTGAACGATCCTGCGTCAGTTGATAAAAGCACCGGTTCCTGTTCCAGGTCTTTTAGAACCTGTGATATAAAAGCACTATTGTCTACGACTCTAGCGTTTCTCACTCCCATTCCTGTTGAATCTGAGTGTGGATGGAATATTGTAACCTTGCTAAAATCACAAGAGTTGATAAAGTCTGCAACAAGTTTTAGTTCAAAAGACTCATTGTCTGCAAATCTACGGTCGTGTTGTTGTTGGAACATGCACGGTATAAAAAGCTCTACATCGTTTACTCCGTTAAAGTCACAAACGTCTTTGATCGACTTTATAAAGAAAAGGTCCTCGTATGAATTTATCCTCTCTACAATCTGTGGATTGGTGAAGTCTTGTACCTCTGCATAAATACCACCATCGGGATATTTTTTTCTAGTATATTTCATATTACTAATATACGGATTTTTATATATAGTTTATGAAATATTTAAAAATTTTCGAGAACTTTTCAGAGAACAAAGATGTTCAGGATCTGTGGAAGATAAACCCTGAAGATAACATACACCTGTTGATATCTTGTTTAGAAGAGACCGGTCTTTACGGAGTCGCCGACTACGAGATATTCTACGCTGTACTGGAAACCGTAGAGGTCAAGCGAGCACCCGGGCTTCCCTCGTTCGGAAGCAGGCATTTCCGTGCGTGTTTCGTCCAGGATAGTGAAAAGTTGCGTATCGACGATGTTTATACGCAGCCCTACTATGCTTTACCTGGGCTCCGTCCGCAGTCTTCGGAGGAGTACATCGAACGTTTGAAGGCTTCAGGTCCGAGCGAGGGATTTATTCCTATGATTGAGGTAAGAGTGACCGGGCTTGACGAAGACCACGACAATCAGGTCGCCGCGTTCAGCCGCCTCTTCGGCGAGAGGTTCAGGGAGTATTTCGGTGGTGTGTACAACATAGACGAGACTGATTGGACAACCTCCGACGGCTATAGTATGACGCTGCACATGGTTATCTAAGTATCGTCTCCAACATCTTATCTCGCCACTCCTGTGTTCCAGGAACTAACAACTCGTATTCCATAAGCCACTGCTCTGTACTTAGTTGACTCCTTATATCTTGTTCATGTTCAACCCAGTGTGTCTTCCAATCCCAGGAACCAATCGCAATACATCCGGGATTTTTGTCCTTACGTTTTCTCGCCCAGTCAAATACTGTTTCAAAATTACCTTCTCTGTCCGGAAGACCGGCAAGTACAATCTTCGTATTGGTCCTTGCGATAAGACCTGGAAACGTACCGGCTATTAGATCTAATCCATAAAATTGAATTCCGTCCACTATTAGAAGGTCAGGACTCACCAAAAGTTTAGACCTATCGAAAACTCGAATTGTACACCCGTTTTCAAAACTTATAACTGCGGCAGGTTCAGGATCGTTATGCTCATTTACTTCACGAATACCAGATTGTCTATGATAAGGACAATTTTGAATTGCCTTCATTATTTTATGTGTCGCACCACGTACGTCCTTTGTTAAAAACATTATACTTTTATCCCAGTTGTTCGCTAAATAATGCGTAACATAAGTCGCCAACACAGATGTAATACCTATCTGTCTGGCACAACTCAACACATTCATCTTATTTGATTGTATCTGTCGGAGCATCTCAAATTGGTATTCACGACTTTGTGGTAGAATACCATTCATCATTTCGGGAAGCGTTTTGTTACCTACTATATCTAGTAGTTCTTGATTGGTGTGGTTCAATACAATTGAAGAACTTCTTAGTCTATAAGATTCACCAAAAATATCAACATTGGTGTATGGTTCAACGGTGATATCTTCACCATCGTTGAGTAAATTAAGTAGCTTCATATCTCGTTCTACTGCTTTCGGATCCTCAAGCCATTGTCCTATGAGTTTTGTTGTCCAGTTCATGATGGTGTATTTAACTCATCGTAAAGACCATAATAAACTGGTGATCTTTTGAGTATGTTCATCATTTCTTCACCTAAATTTGATATGGCAAATAGAGATTTAGGAGTGAATTCACTCTTTTCAACAATATTTCCTGAGCACAATTCCTTTATTTCCTTTTTAGTAAAATGTACATCTATTTTACCCAAAGAATCACGTGTTGTTAGATATCCCTTCTTACATATTTCCGTAAAAATTGATTCCGTTACTACTATTCTATTTTCCATATTTGAATTTATTTTAATATATATATTGTAATAAACATAGTTGGATTAAATTATATAAAATTTATGAATATAGATTTTAAAAAAGATTTTAAATTTGTTGCACGTAATCAAACCTGGTTTGTTGGTGATGTCACTTTAGACTCGGACTGTACCGAATGGCACGAAACGATGGTGATTGAGAAGGGTTGGGGTTTCTTTCGGGGTTTGACCTACGAGACATACAAAGGTTACAACGGAGAACTTCCACGTGAAGACGAGGAGAGTTGCTCCTTCGAGGAATTCGAAATATACTACAACGGAGTTCTAATTGATGAATTCACCACCTATGGTGAATTGAAAGTAATCATAAGAGAATCCAGAATTGATGAGATAATAAATTAATAAAAAACCCGGTTAGAAATTTAACCGGGTTATTTAATTTTATTCAATTAATCAAATTTAAAGTTCATTGTAATTGGTTTACTTATGTTTTTAACAATTTTACCATCAGTGTCCATATCATTTAGTTCTTGGTAATTCATAGTAATTGGTTTACTTAAATTTTTGATTATTTTTGTTTTTTTAGACCAGGGCCATCCAAGTGCATTGGGTGTTGGTACATCATCTTTTGCCAATAATATATTTTGTGGTGAGTTTGTAACAACTGATTTACTATTAGTATAAAGTGCTTGTGGTACAGAAGCAGTTGGTGATAGAATTAATTCTGGATTTTTATATATCATACGACCATCTGTTGAGAAATATAATTTCCAAACATCTACTAATTGTAGGGGTCTTTTCCATATTGATACCATACTTATTTCACCATCGGTATTATACCATTGTGATTTGTTATAACTACCACCTATATTACATTTATGTGTACCATTACTTCCTGGATCTACACCCCATAAAGGAAGTGAATAGCGTTGCGCACCGTAATTTGCAGTCCAATAGGATCCATATCTTTGATTCCAATTATTATTTATAATTTCACTTATAGTAACCAAATCTCTCCAATCGGTATAATTATCATTCCAATAAAAACCACTACGTAATGCACTATTTATAAAAACATTTGTTGTTTCGGTTTGTGCATCTCTTGATAAAACTATATGTGTTTCTGGATTTTGTACAGATGACCAATTGTGTGGTACAACATAAAATGAATATGTTGAACCATTCATTACTTTGAATGAAATACCATATGGTTGTGCACTTAGAATCCATCCATCTCCATATTGACTTTGTGATGAACCAGAGTATGATGATATAAGTGGTTGTTCTCCGTTTATAGTTGAGAAAGTACCAGTAGAATCAGAATATTGTATTCCATCGTTTGGTGAATACCATAAACTAACAGCAAAGCTTGAAGTTCCGAAATTTAATGAATTATCGGGTAATGCTACATATGAGTAAGTTACTCCTACTGGTTCAAAAGAAAATCCGGCCATTTTTTCAGATTTAGAGAATGATGCACTACCACACATTGTTCCATGATTTGTACCCCAATTATCTTTTGCGGAATCTAAAAATTTATTAGTAAAAGGATAACTAACGCCGGCACCACCATTATAAATCATTTTTACTTCATCTTCTGATAAAACTCTCGTCCATGTATTTAGTGAATCAATTCTACCATTATGGTAATTTGTGATTAAGTTATTTCTAACATGCCACGCACCAATAGAACATTTTATTTCATCTACATTATAAGAAGGGTTCACTGTATTTGCCGAGGTTTGTACTAATTCACCATCAATGTATATTTTACATTCACCAAAAGTGCCAGATTCTGTAGAAAGAAACTCATTTGATGAAAATGTATTTCTCCTATTTGTAACTGTTATATAATGCCAATTACCAACTGATACTGTTCCACCCATAATTCTAACGTTGGAACTCCAGTTCCATGCACCATATGGGTTATTCGAATTATTCATAATATCTAAAGAGATACTTGTACCTCTTCTGAATATACCCCATCCATTTGCAAGACCATCTATATGTAAATTACTTACAATACATCCATCTGTTGATATATCTGAAAATAAGGCCCAAAAACTAACACTAAAGTCACCTGTGAAATTTAGAGTGTTAGGTGTAACTGATATAAAGTCATTGACACCATCGAAATTAAATGAATAACCACTTATACCTTTGGTGATATATACACCATTCATTGGTAGTGAACTCGCAGTTCCTACTAAATCCGAATAGCTTTTATAAAGTTCATTTCCGTTATCTCCATATGGATAAGAAATACCTAATCCATTATTATATGATTCTCTTACGTGTTTATATTCCAAATCACTATTAAAAGTTACAAGTGAATCTATTTTGAATGCTGGAGGTGCTGGTGTTAATATACCATCTACGTGTGTTACTCCTATGTAAGAATTACATTGTAAAGGATAAAATATATCCATTGTATTACTTGCACCATTTAGATTTAATGTATTTACTGATGCGGTTAAACCATTTATATAAATGTTAGGACTGCTAAACATTTTTTTAGATACTGCAATATGTGTCCATTGTTCATTCAATGTAAATTGTGTATAATTGTGATTTATACGCGTTGCGTATATTCCATCTACTGGATCACTTTCACATATGAATGATAAAGTCCCATTATCATATTCTAATCTCCAACCCATTTCAGGATATCCTTTACCTCTACAGCTTATAATTCCTATTTTAGATGCTGTTGCTGTTGATGGTACGCTAACCCACATAGAAAATGCAAAATCATTTTCAAACTTAAGACCATCATTTGGTATAGATAAGAATATATCACCATTGAATAGAAAGGCTGCATTCACTTTCCCTGTCGTGTAAGTATATGGATTGTCATATGTTGTTGAGTATGTTCCAAACGATATCATTTTTGTTGCATTTATACCGCCGTGTGAATCATTTGTGTTGCTATTAAAGTTGTATGCTGATTTTATTAATGATTTTTCTATTTCAGAATCACCATTCCATGCGTTTCTAATATCGTTATCAATTAGATTACCTGGATAAACTCCATTCCATACACCATATAGATTTTGGTAAAGATCTTTACCAGGTTCGATTGATTGAACAAATCCTTGCATAATATATATATTTTACTTTTATATATTATTACTTACAATGTACCCGAGAAATAAACCACTACTCTACTACTCTATATTTTTGTCTAAGTGGGAGGTCACGATCCCCCGGCCTGAGAGTCCCAAACTCCCCGCTCTACCATCTGAGCTACACCTAGTTATTTCTTGCGGTCTATGCGAGAATCGAACTCGCGTCTCCTCATAGACAGTGAGGAAGGATAACCACTACCCTAATAGACCATTTTTGTTGTCCCGCCTGGGCTCGAACCAGGAGTCTTCGCGGCCAAAACGCGACGATTTGCCTAATTAATCTACAGGACAATTTTGTAGGGTAGACCGGACTCGAACCGACACTATGTCCTCATCCCAAATGAGGCGGCCTACCAATTGGCCAACTACCCTAAGTATAAACGAAAAAACCCAGTTAGTAACTAACTGGGTTTATAATCATTTAAGCTTTTTATTTAACTTTTTGACAATATACAGTTAGTCCCAAGTAACTTAGGTTGATCCTGATCCTGCGGGATGTTTACTACTGCGATATTTTTGTTAAAAGTTTTCATTATTGTTATATATAAAGTTTGTTACTCTTTGTTTTGTAAATATAGGAACTTTTTTTCGAATTATTTTATATTTATATATTTTTTTATCTTATTTGGTGGTATATTATCATAAGTAAAATATCCTAACCTATAATTTGGATCCGTATGTAATATAAGACTATCGTCTTTGGAATCTATTTCAATAAGTATGTATTCGTGTTGATTATTATCGGATAATTTAAGATTTCTTAATAAAATTGGATAATTGTCTAAATCATCAAATAAGTATATTCTTTCAGGGTGTACAGAAATTCTATTTTTAGATTTTGGATATAATCCTAATTTTTTTATAGAATCCCAATTATTGGAATAGGTTAAATGATATAATTTATCAGGACATATTATGTTATTGGTTAGTAATCCATCGTCATATTTGGCTTCGTATTTTATTTCTATACTTGATACGTTAGTTGTATTTATATCTTTGATATTTTTAAAATAGTTATCCACCCCATTGGACAATATTACTCTATATTCAGATGGAAAATATCCGAGTGTATATGATTGATGGTTTATATTCTCTATTATATCCTTTTTGTTGGTAAATACTTCAATATAGAATACTAATTTATCTATTATTTTTATTGTGTAAGTTACATTTAACCCACGAATGTAATCGGTAAGTATTCTACTATAACGATTTATGTCATGTGTTCTTATTAAACCTTCTTTTACATATACTGTAAATTCGGTATAATCTTTTATAATCATACTATTTCTGCCTTATTTTTCCCATCATAATTTATATATTAAATGTAAATAGCACTCAACAATCGTGAGTGCCAGATACTGGTGTGGTCCCGCTCGGGCACGATCCGAGGACCCCCGGTTTATGAGACCGGTGCTCTAACCAACTGAGCTACGAGACCTTATAGATTAGTATTATCGACACCTTTACCCTTTGGACTTAGTCAGTTCGTCCGTTCGGGTTCTGTACTCGCTTCTTTCCGACTTGATTTCTAATCCTTGTCGGTTATAGCTTTCCTCCCAGTCCACGTATTGTTTGCGCAACTATCCGTGATGCAAAGGGTCAGATCATTTGCACGATGGCTATTCCCTCCATCTTATCGATTACTAATCTAGCACGGGAGGTAGGATTCGAACCCACGACCAACGGATTTGGAATCCGCGACTCTACCAGCTGAGCTACACCCGTGTATTATAAAATATGAGCAAGTTCTTCTAAAGATAAACCCATATCAATATATCGTTTGTCACTACCTACAACAATCAATAGTTTTAAGTTATTTCTCGATTGTGCATCGGACATTTTGTGTGACATTTTTTCAGTTATCCAACCTTTATATTCAATATACAAGTTTTGTTCACTTATATAAAAGTCTGGATAGAATTTCTTTTGTTCACCATCTTTTGTTATGTAAGGAAAACCTTTCCAATTTCTTATCCATTTCACCTTACTGGTGTCTAATATTTGAGCAACGATTATCTCTTCTTTATTCAGTTTCATCTTTTCGCCCCAAATATTTGTATATTCTGTAGTTTTGGATCTACCACCATTTTCTCTTAGACCACCATTATTAGAATAGTTGCCAATTTTTTTCTTACCTACCTGAAGTAAGTTTGAACACTTTTTACTGCATGATCGTCGTAGTGATAATGCAGTAAAAGTATTAGTACAAACTTCACATATTAGTTCTAATGGTTCAACAGTTTTTTTGAGTTTTAGTGAAACTTTCCTGTTTATTTCAGTTCTTTTACTTTTTGTACTGAAACCCCTCGAGCATTTGACCGAGCAAAATCTACCACTACCATAACTTCCATCATGTGTGGAAGAACAATTTTCACAAATCATATAGATATTCATTTTTATCTATATATATATATTTTTTCACCACTTCGAACCATATAAAAATGGTTTTGATTAGTATCAAAGAACGTTTTTTTTTGTTGTGTGTACGGGATTCGAACCCGTACACACTACCAAAATTTCTATGTCTGCAAACATTTCGATTTTGGCTCTCGTAGGTTGTTGCAGCAACCTTTGATAATCTTAGCTGTGGAGCTAATGGGATTCGAACCCATGACCCCTTGCCTGCCAGGCAAATACTCTAGCCA